CATCGTCGACCTGGTTAAGGAAGTCGAGCAGGACAACGCAGCCCTAAACGGCGGCGCATTGCGATTCCTGACTAACCCCAAGGTCAAGGCTGCACTAAGCCAGACTGCCAAGGTTAGCAGCACAGATTCGCGCATGATCCTGGACGACCCGTGGTCTGCAATGTACGGCTACGGCGTAGAAGTTACGTCGAACGTACCTAGCAACCTAAGCAAGGGCACAGGTTCAAACCTATCTGCCCTGGTCTACGGTGACTTTAGCCAGTTGATGATTGGCTTGTTCAGCACTGCCGACGTATTGATCGATCCTTACACTGGCGGCAGCGCCGGTACGGTTCGCATCCGCGTTATGCAGGAAGTTGACACCGCGGTACGTCATGCCGAGTCGTTCTCAGCAGTGACAGACGCAACTACCTAACGGTGGTCGGGCGGTCCTTCGGGGCCGCCTTTTTTAACCAGGGGGAATTTATGAAATTGATTTGCACTCGCGGCGTAATGATTAAAGGCGAAGCATACGCACCTGGCGATTTGCTAGAGCTCGACAACGGTCTGGCATCGGAAATGCTGGCGACCGGTAAAGTCGTTCCGGCAGACACAATCGACCGCAGCATCGGGATCACAGAAGAACCCGCGCCGGTCAAAAAGACAACCCGCAAGCGTTCGACCAAAAAGGCCGAGTAATGGGTTTTGAGACGGTCGACGACCGCGCAATATTTTTTAGCGTCGATGATTTTGGGGAGGCGGTGACTTACACCCCCCAAGGCGGCGACGCGGCAGTTATTAATGTCATATTCGACACCGAGTTCGTCGAAGTGAATGCAGGCGGCAGCGTCGGGTTCGCTCAGAACCAGGCGGTGATTCTATGCCGTACCAGCGACGTAAGCGCAGCGGCCGAAGGCGACGCGTTCACGATCAACGGCGCAGACTACACCGCGCGCGTGATCCAGGACGACGGCACCGGCACGACAACGATTATCCTGGAGCGTGATTAATGGCCCACGTTCGGAAATCGATTCGCGACGAAATCGTTACCCTGGTAACAGGATTAACACTGACCGGCAGCCGGGTATTTCCTGGCCGGGTATATCCTTTAGCATCGGGCAAGCTGCCCGGCGTTTTGGTCTACACCCAGAACGAAGCCAGCAATATCGATTCAATGGGCCGCAATCGTCGCCTGGAGCGTGAACTCGACGTAGTGGTCGAGGTCTACGCGCAGGGCACCGATACCATTGACGATTCCCTGGACGCAATTTGTGTCGAGGTCGAGGAAGCAATCGGCGCAGCTACATTGACGAATGCAAAGGATATATACTTAACCGCGACGGATATCGAAGTCGAAGGCGGGGAAGGCGATAAGGTCGTCGGCGCAGCCAGACTTACATACCGAGCAATCTATCGGACGTCGCCTGGTGACGTCGAAACCGCTTTATAGGAGCGACTTAAAATGGCAAACCACACTGGCAAAGACGGCATCGTTAAGATCGGCGCGAATGCAATCGGCGAAATGCGCTCATGGTCTTATTCTGTTTCCGGCGAGACGATCGAAGATACAGTAATGGGCGACACCGCGCGCACCTACAAGCCTGGCCTAACTACCTGGTCCGGCAGCGCCGAAGCATTCTGGGATGAGGCGGACACCGCACAGACTGCAATCACCGCAGCGAGCGAAGTTACCCTGGCGTTCTATCCCGAAGGAGACGACGCGGGCGATACGTTCTACACCGGCAGCGCGATCGTTACCGAAGTGAGCAGCACCGCAGCCCTGGACGGAATGGTCGAAGTATCGTTCAGCTTTACCGGCAATGGCGCGCTAACCACTAGCACGGTTTCCTAATGGATATCCTGGGCAACGCCAAAACCCATTTTAAAAACCTGGATACTCGCAGTATCGAGGTCGCGGAATGGGGCAGTGACGATCAGCCAGCGGTGATCTATTCGGCACCGCTAACGCTGCAAGAGAAGTCGAAGCTGTATCGCATGGCAAAGGACGACGATATGGCGCTACTGGCCCATGCCGTGATCCTTAAAGCGACCGACAGTGAAGGCAATAAGCTATTCACGGTCGAGCATAAACGCTCCCTAATGACCGAAGTTGACCCGGACGTATTGGCGCGAGTAGGCGCATTCATCCTGGCCGGAGTGACGGTAGAGGAAGCGGAAAAAAACTAATTGACGACCAGGCCCTATACGCACAGTTCTATTTAGCGGATCGGCTTGGTCGTACATTAGGAGAGATTCAGCAGATGCCGGTCGACGAGTTCACCGGCTGGATGGCTTATCTAAAGTTATCGCAAAAGGCGGGTAAGTAATGGCACAAGATATTCGTTTCGATATTCGCGCGATGGACAAAACGGCCAAGGCGTTTAAAAGCGTCCAGGGCCGGGTCGGTAAGCTAACCAAAAACCTGGGCGGACTGAAAACAGCCCTGGCCGGGGCAGCAGGCGCAGCAGCGTTCGCCAAGCTCGCATCCAGCGGCGATCAGATGATTAAGTTCGCGGATCGCATCGGCGTTACGGTCGAAAGCATATCCACACTTAATTTCGTCGCGGAGCGTTCCGGCGTATCGATGGACGTATTAAGTCGTGCCCTACAGCAAGGAGCCCGCCAAATCAGTGAGGCAGCCCAGGGCACAGGCACCGCGGCCGACGCACTGAAAGAGCTCGGACTTGATGCCGAGCGGCTCAACCTTATGAGCCCGGATAAGCAGCTAAATGAAATCGCGAAAGCGATGGAAAGCGTCGAGGTTCGAGGCGATAAAGTTCGCATCGCGATGGATATTTTTGGTCGTTCCGGCAGTGAGTTGCTGCAAATTATGGACGGCACCCAGGAAAGCATCGGGCAGCTATCAGATAAGGTCGAATCCCTGGGCGGCGTAATGAGCCGACAGCAGGCGGAAACGTTCGCGGAATACGAAGATGCAGTAACGAACCTTAAAACAGCGTTCGCGGGCATTGGGCGGACCCTGGCAGCAGTTGTGGCGCCTGCTATTACGTTCGTAATCGAGAAGTTTGCGCAATTCTTTGGTGCGGTCGCGCGTGGCCTTCAATCGCTGGCCGAATTCCTGGGATTGAGTGAAAAGCAGGTCGATCAGCTGGATAGCCTGGCGAGTTCTACCGGCCGAGTCGTGACGATCACATACGACGCAGCCGGCGCTAACGACGAGTTAAGCACTTCAACCGACAAGGTGACCCGTTCGGTCTCCGATCTGCGCGAGCAGTACGAAATGACCCTGACGCCGATGATGCAGTTCGCAGTGGCGTCGCAGGACGTCAT